GGTTTTTATATGACACATTAGCTTCTTCTGAAGCTGAAATACTTATAGATTGGTCAATAAACGGATCTGTATAATCAATTTGTACTTTCCCAAAAAGCCTTCTCTTTTCCTCTACTAAACTATATAAGAACTCTTGTGATACATTTAACATTTTATATTTCCTCTAATGTGATAGTTATATTCTTACTGTAATCATAGTCATAAACAAATAACTCTCTTGGAAAAGACTTTATATATACATAAGCTTGCTCTTCTACTCCTGAATCATCATATATAAAGCTTAGCTTTTGACCAGACATTAATAAATCTTTTATATGACTTGTATCCTCAGGGTTAAACCCTTCATATGACAATGTATATCTATTTTTAACAGCTATAATATCTTTAACTAAAAGACCACTAGCAGTTCTAGCTTCTCTAGATATTTCAAAAGGATCTATGCTAAATCCATCTGGTTCTTGTATTTCTGCTTCATTTCCAATTAGACCTAATCTCATTAGCCAAACACCTCTTCTCCAATACGAGTGCTTTCATTCCTTCTAATTCCGCTCATTTTTCTTTCAAGTAACTTAAGACTATATTCATCACCTATCAGACTACCAATGTGAAAGTGATTCTCTATTTTATATTCAATAGGTGGCCCACTTTGAGTCATCCCCATAGATTTATTAGTATCAAAAACTCTAGATGCTTTAGGTAAATCAATTAACTCTGGTCCTTCTTCACCTACCCAAGTCAAACCACCATCCCAGTAGTTTGTACCTCTAGCATTAGCTCCTACTGAAATGATTTGTCCTTGATTATCACTTGAACCTGTAAAGACTTTCTTAACTTTCTCAACTATACTAAAAACTTTACTTTTAACACTTTGAGAGTTCCAATCTCTAATCTTATTAATTCCTTCATCTATTTTAGATCTAATATTATCCATACTGTTACTTATAGATGCTTTAATGCTATCCCACTTCTCAGATGCATTAGTCTTTAACTCTTCCCATTTTCTAGTTAACTTAGCTTTGAAAGATTCCCATTTACTTAATATCTCTCCAGTTTCCCAGTCGACTTCATCAATGTGCTCACTAGCTTGCTCTTTTGCTTCTGTAACTATATTAGTATGCATCTCTTCAGCTTTGGCCACTGCTTCATCTCTTTGTCTAGTAGCTTCTTCTATTAGCTTATCAGCTTGTTCAGCTGAGATAGTTCCTAGCTCATCTCTTTGCTTGATTATATTTTTAACAGTTTCGCTATATTGCTCTTCTGCAGCACTAACTGCTTTATCTCTTTGCTCTACACTATTTTGAACTACTTCAGCAGCTTGCTTAGCTGTAATTTCACTAGCTTGAATTCTCATTCTTGCTAGAATAGATTTAGCTTCTAACTCATTTTCTGATAAGACCTTTATCCCATTCTCAACCATTTTAGATTGTATTGAGTTAATCTCTTCTTGCTCTGCTTGAGTTAAAGCTCTTTTCTCACTTGAAGCAGTTTGCATAATCTCTTTAATTCTCTGATTATATCCTTCAATCTGAGCTTGTCTCTCACTGTGACTTGTTTGCATTTTTTCTAAGATAGCTTGTTCTTCTTGCTCAGTTAAAGCACTACTATCTGCAAAGTGGCTTTTCATTTGATTGAATGACTCGTTATGCTGTTCTTTTAGCTTTGTAACTACTTGGTTCTTCATAGTATCAAACTTACCTGTAATTTCAGTTACCATTTCACTTGTAACAGCTTGGCCAGACCAGTTCATTCCATTAAGAGCTACTGTAGCTTTATCATTTAGATCTAAAAATGAACCAACAGCTTTTTTAGTAGCTTCTGAAACTGCATCTCCAAAGAGTTCTATCTCTGGAATACTATCTTTCTGCAAATGTTTATATAGACCTATGCCAGCTACTGTAATTGCACCAACTACTAATGCAGCTGGCCCTAAAGCTGCTATTGCACCTTTTGCAACAGTTGCTAAACCAGCTAACTTACCTGACATAAGTCCTGTAGCTGCTGTTGAAGCAGTGCTTATTCCTTTCAGTTTGGTAAATATTGAAATTATAGGACCGAATGCTTTTGCTACTTTACCACCTATTATTAAAACAGGTCCTATTGCGGCAGCTAATCCTAAAAACTTAACTACATTCTCTTTTGTTTGATCATCTAACCCTTTAAACTTCTCAATCCATTCGTCTACTTTTTCTATAGCTTTATTGGCCAAAGGCAAAGCTATATCGGCTAATTCTATCAAAGTATTCTTGCCCTTATTTAATGTATCTTCAAATAAGTCTTTAGTACCTTTATCCATAGTACCGAATGCTTTTTCAGTAGCTCCAGCTGACTCTCCCATAGCACCTAAAGCTTCTGAAAAGTCTTCAGCACCAGTTGTAGCTAGTACAGTTACACTATTGAGAGCTTCTACAGAACCAAACAAAGTGGCCATGTCTTCAGAGTTGCCACCAGTCTTTTCACTGATATCTTCTAAGAACTTAGCCCATCCTTTTGACTTAAGTTCTGCAGCACTAAACTCTATTCCTAATTCTACAGCTTTTTTTTGTGCTTGAGTAGTTGGTTTTAATATATTGGAATAAGCTGCCTTAAGTCCTGTAATAGCCTGACTTGTCTGAATACCGTTCTTAGTTAAGGTTGCTACTGAACCAAATAGCTCTTCTGTAGTTATTCCGAGTGATGAAGCTATTGGTATTACATTTCCTATGCTTGAAGCCATTTCTCCAAACGTGGTTTTACCAAAGTTTTGAGCCATTAACATTTGATCTGATACATTTTGCATTGCGTCTGAACCTTCTAATCCATAGGCATTCATAACTGTAGTTAGACCATCTACTGCTGTTGAAGTATCTGTAAAACCACCAATAGCAGCTTTAGAAGCTATTTCTATATATGATACTGCATTAGCTGTGTCTCCTGTAGCTGAGATGGTTTGATACAAAGCTTCGTTTAGATCCTTTGAAGAAACTCCTATATCATCGGATAGATTTAATATCTCTTCTTTAATTTTCTCTATTGGTTTTATTGAAGTATCTGCAATAGTTTCAACTTTATTAAGACTTTCCTCAAAGTCAGCAGCCATTACACCACCTGCACCACCTATGGCTAGTATCGGAGCAGTGACTTTAGTGGTAAGATTCTTTCCTGCCTTTTCCATCTTGCCACCCATTGACTCCATCTTTTTAACAAAGCCTTGCATTTGTTTCTCTGCTTTTGTTAAATTCTTCTCATACTTTGATAAATCTAGCACCATAGAGCTGTATACTGTACCAGCATTATATGACAATCTTACCACCTCCATTCTGCTTTTGAATAAATGCTATTAGTTCTTTATTTCCACTTGGCTGGTTACTAGACCACCTTATCTTATTAGGTTTAAATACTCCCTTGCTATCTGTAGCTTCACTTTCTAGATATAAAGCAGCTTCATCAAAACAGTAAGCTAAGTAAGTATCTTCAATCCCAACAATTTTACTCGGTCTCTCCTTGTACCTCTTGCTCATTATTATCACTTGAGCCATTTCCTTGCTCTTTACGAAAGGGTTCTATCTCATTAACCTCACCCATAGCCCAATTAAATATGGCCAGCATTTGATCATCTGTAATAATATCTTTCATATCATCATATTTAGGATTAACTAAGCAGGCTTTACAGTATAAAGCAAAAACTTTTGAACTATCTACAAAAGCATTCTCATCTGTCTTAGCACTTCCTTTACTCCCTGCCATTTTACTAGCTACTGAAAGTAAAGGATTAGGTATCTTGCCTTCAGCAGCCATTGCCATTATCCTAGGCTTTTGCACCTGGACTGTTATAGTTCCTTGGCCATTAAAATTAGGTATCTCAATATAGTTAAAAGCCATTTCTCTTAGTTTTTCAATACTTAAAACCTTATTCATTTACATTCCTCCCATATACAGAAAAACTACCCACTAATTTAAGCAGGTAGTTCATCATAAAAGTCAACTTTTGCAGGTGTCTCACCAGATTTTGGCCTAGATCTACATACTAATTCAGGAGTAAAGAACTCTCCTTCATTCATTGTGTAAGATGCAGGAGTTCCTTTACAATGCAAGTATTGAAACCTTGTATATCCTATAATATCTCCATTAACATCTTTTTCTTCAGTAAAGACATTAAGTGTAAAAGGAATCCTAGATACTACCTGTCCTATTACTGGTGCATCATAGCCTACAATTTTATCTGTCTCTATATCATCATATCTTAATGAGCCACCATCAATTAAAGCTAGTATTTCAGGAACCATTGTTGCTGATACTAGCTTAATATCATAACCAAGAACTATATCTTCAGTGTTATTCTGTGCTTTTATCACATTCTTAACCCTCATAGTTTCTTGTTGTCCTTCTGAAATGTAAGCTGTTGCTTCTGCTTCTGTGGCCACATTTGTAAGTGTAAACTCTTGTGGTGTAGTCTCCTCTGTTACTATATCTACTCTTGCTATATTAGCTAGAGCAAATTCTACTACTTGAGCCATACATTATCCCTCCAACCTTTTCATTATTTTATATTCTAAGCTTAGTGTATAAGCTTGCTTATCATCATCTACTATTACTGGAGTCTCATTTCCAGTCTTTTTAATACTCTTAATAGTTTTAAGCGAATCAATAATACTTTTCTTATATCCTTCTATTTCTACATAACTTGCCAAAGGTACAAAGATTATTACATCAATGAGCTTATTCCCTAACTTATTAGTGTAAAAGGTGGGCATTTGATTTCCTTCTTTAATTACACAATAAGACTGATTACATAAGCCTTGGTGTTTTCCTGGTGGATAAGGATTCAATCCATCTGCTTTTAACTTCTCATATATTGTTTTCCACATTATTTCACCAACTTCTTATAGCCTTTGTAAATTTTAGCTGAATTACTATTTATCGTTGGATATAAAACTGCATACTTCTTCTCCATAGCTAACTCTAAATAAGGAAACTGCATTGTATTTCCACTCAAAGTGATAATTGCTTTGTTATTATCCCAAAAGAAATCACCTAAGATGGAATTCCTAGAGTTTGAAGTCCTATCAGTCCAGGGAGCTTTATTCTTAGCTTCTGCTTCCATTCTTTTAGCTTCTGTGTGAGCATAGAGACCTACTGCAGCTTTTAATTTGTGTTTAACACTAAGAGCATTAAAGTTGTTTCTCATTTTAAGTTTCATTTTTACCAATCACTTCTATCTCTGCTTGTTTACATACATCCATATAAGGATTAATTGATATCACTTTATACAAATTACCTTGATATTCAAATTCATCATTACTTTTAATATCTGTATCAAAAGAAGCTAATACTTTTGAAATCCTAATACCACTGTAGTGAACTCCTGACTCTGTTATTACTTCTCTTCTTGATTTCTTCTCATAAATTGATACTCTAGCAGTTATTGTCTTAGTTCCTGTGGTATGTCCTCCATAACCATCATCAGTTTTAATCTCCCTAGTTAAAACTATAGATGCTGGATTAGAGTTAATAAGTTTTTCTATATACTTCTTATAGTACTTAGTATTCATCTGCTCTACCTACTGCTCTTGACACGTTCTTTCTCAACCTATCTGCTAATGTTAAGAAATGTTCTTTAGGACTAGGTATAGTAATATCACCTAGCTTAATTTCTCCTATACCTGACTTAACAATGCATAGTTCTCTAGCTAAATCATATAGATCTTCATCAGCATCTAGTTGATCTATTCTATTTAAGAGATACTCATCTTCAAAATAAGGGAAGTTATCTTCATCAATTAGATCCTTTAGCTTAGTTAAATCTGTCACATTACTCACCTACCAATAAGTCAATCAGCTCTCCTTTATTCAAACTTGAATAGCCACTTAAATCAGCATCCCTAGCCATGTCTTTAAGTTCAGGCACTGTAAGCTCTTCGAATTCTTCTCTAGATAGTTTTACTTCAGCTTTTTCTTCAGTTTCTTTGTGTTCTTTATAGCCTTGAGCCTTATATATAACTTCAAAAGCTCTTTTAGTAGCTTCTATAACTCTTTTCCCTTTACTATATTTAGGCATTCTCTCAGCTCCTTATATATAAGAATCAAAGAGGGGTATTATCCCCTCTTCATAGCTTAAGTTATTGTAAATCCAGTTGGTCTTAGCAATGCAAATGCTTCGTCTTTGATTGGTAAGAAGCCTAGTCTCATAGTAGCTTTAAGAGCTATCATGTCATTCTCAGCTAAAGATAATGGTAGTCCATCACCCATAGTAACAGATTGTAAAGTAGCTTCTTTCAATACTTCATACTCAATTCCTTGCCTTATTCCAACTAGTGAATAGTTCCAGTTTCCTGCTATTAGTTCTGCTAATGTCTTATCCCATGCTCCATTCCTAGAAAACTCAATAGGATTGTTGTAAAACTCATTTTGATCAACTCCACTAACAAATAGCTGGTTACCATTTGCATCTCTAAGCTTTCTAAGTCTATTTTTGATACCATAATGAGCTGTAAAACCATTAACATCTAACCCTGCATCTTCAATTAAAGCCATAAGATCTGATACATCTAGATCTAAGCTTTCTGCAGTACCATCTACTATTTCATTATCAACACCATCAGCTACACTGATTATTGACTTTGCAAATGGAGAGTTAGTACCAAACAAGCAAGCTGCATCTATCGCTTTATAAAAAGCTTCTGCAATTGCTGGTCTCATTTCTCCAAACACATTGATAGTAGTGTCATTTAACTTCTCTTTAGTTGTTGGGATTATAACTGCTAACTTCTTAGCTTCCATTTCTGGGAAGATCCAAGATGCTGTGCTAGTTTGAATTCTCTCTGTCTCTCCTACCCAGTAAGCTCCTGGGCCATCTGTCATTATTGAAAACTTCTTCTTATCACTTTTCATAGGCTTCACATCAGAGAGTCTAAGAACAGAAGATCCTCTTGCTACCTCTTTCATTATCCCTGCTGCTTGTTCAGTTGGTACAAAACCAACTAGATTCTCTCTTAAATAAGTTGTATCTGGCATTCTGTATTCCTCCTACTAATTTCTTTTTGCTTGATTGTCATAAATTGCTTTCATGAATTCCTCTGTTGATTGATTTGTTACTTCTGTCTTTCCCTTAGGTCCTCCACCTTTACTTCCTCCTGTACCAGGTGGTGTAGTCTCTTTAAATAAGTAAGGTTTAGCTTCTTTTAGGCTCTCTAATTGCTCTTTAAGCCCTGTAATACCATCATCATTAACTATCACTTTTTCAGTGTCTAGATGTGGTAAAATGTCCTCTATATCGTTAGGTTCTGCCTTTAGTGCCTCCAATTTAATAGTGCTTAACTTATTAATCTTAGTCATCTCAGCATCTTTATCTTTAATCTTTTGCTGTAAGTCTTGTATGGTTTTAGTAGCATCTTCATTGTTTTTCAATTGACCTTGAAGCTTGCCTAAATCCTTGTTTAGATCATCAACTTGAGTTTTGTACTCATTTTTCTCTTGATTCACAGTATTAAACTTCTCTACTGGAATCCACTTACCATCACTAACGATATCTATCTTATGTTCTCCTAGCTTGTCACTTACTTGATCAAACAACTGCTCACCTAATAACTCTTTTAAATCCATCAATATCCCTCCATATTTTGTTCTGACCTTTTTTGAGTGGTCGGCTCCACCACGAACTCTTTTGGTTTTGACTCATAAATACTAAAAAGAGCATTAAAAAAGACACCTCAATGGGTGTCCTGGTTAAATACTTATTAAATTGTAAATCTATACTATTTTTTACTTAATGCTTTATCTATAGTTTCTTGAATATATGGGCTACAACACTTGCTTAATGGATTATTAACTTCACAGTTGCAGTTTTCCATTGCTCCTGTAATTCTAATTATATCCTTTATGTTTTTAGCACCTTTTTTAAGAACTGCATCAATGATTTGCTCTTCTGTAACCTTACTGCAGTAACATATGTATTTAGGATCCGCATCTTTTTTATACCACACAGGAATTTTGAGGTCGTTCTTTCTAAACACAATATCTTGCTCTAAGCTGTAATATACAACATCGCATTCCTCATCAAGACAAGCCATATAATTGCCATCATGGACTGATTTTACTAGATTATCTTTAACAAAATGCTTAACAGTTATAGTTTTAATTCTTTGTGTTTCACCTTTACATTCAGGACATAAAGACTCTTTTTCTACATTACTTGTAGAATTTTCATTATTTGCTCAACAAGACTCTCTTAGCTCTTCAAATTCCAATATATATACCTCCAATTATGAATTAATTACTTATGATCTTCGTTTTCTCTTTCTTTTTTCAGTTCTAAATACTCTTTATAAAAATTATGCCATTCGTCATCCTCTTCTTCAGCCATATCAAATAGCTCTCCAATATATTCAACCCTATCTGTGTCTACATCTTCACCAGCTTCATACTTGACCACTAGCACCATTAACTCTGACATCATCATATTATAATCTTGATTCGTTATTCTTTCTTTATATAGTTTAGTACCATGTAAAGGCTCCATTATCTAAACACCTCTTCAAATAGTTTTTCAAAATGCTCTCCAAACTTCTTAACAAATTCTGTTTGTTCTTCTTTTGGTATATGCCTATATGCTGAGAATCCTTCAGCAAAGAATTCATTCTTGTTTTCTGTAGCATAATCCCCTAATTCACTGTATATCCTACGCCATAGTTTTGCATCTGATAACTCAAATTCTTTGCCTAAAGATACAAATAATCTTTCAGAAAACTTCTCTGGAGACTCATTTATCCTTCTATTAATGTCATTTATTGCATCAACATCTTCGTTTCTCAATTTTTTACCAACCCACTTTAGTGCTTCAGGTTTTAGTTCTGGGTTCTTTTTCATTACAGCCATCATATCTATCGCATGTGCATATTCATGATCTATAGTAGATAATGTGGCCATGTTTTTGCTAGCCCTATACTTAGCTTCTGCAATATGTGCTGCTTTAGCATAAGCTTCATCTCTATTATTATAGCTTGAAACAACAATTTGATTTCTATATCCAAGCTTTCTTTTACCCTTGTTATATACTTGATTAGAATATGAACCAAAGTTTCTTTTATTCTTCAATGCTTTAATTGTTATTTCTTCTGTGTTTATAGGATAAGTATTAGCTAGATCTAAAAATCTCTTATCAATCTTTTCAGCAAACTCTTTGTCTATCCCTCTATAACTAACCTTATTGAAAGCTTCTTTAGTGCTTTTATATGTTTTCTTTGCATCTTTTGAAGCTTCACTAGCCTTCTTTATTCCTTCTTTAATTATATCATCATTTGGCTTCTTAACTCCAGCAAAGTAATCTCCATATTCTTCATACCATTCATCTAATACCTTGTTCTCTCCACCATCAACCCAATCTCTTAACTCAGTTGCCACTTCATCAGTTGATTTTGAGATTGAAGGAAGCATTGTACATAAACCATTAGGATGATCTAATGGAACACTGTCTTTATCAAATACTTGGCCATGTCTCTCTCTACATAGTTCACATGTCCTTCCATGTATTAATGCACTTCTCCACTCTATACCCTCAATAAAAGGGTTCATATTAGAGCTCTTAACACTAGCTGACTGATAGGCATGGTTAATACTTGTCCTGGCTAATCTTTGAGCATTATAGTCAATAGTTTTATTTTTAAGATGAGGATAAGACTTTCTCCAGGTGGATTTCCTTTGTGCTTTATCCTTAACAAACTGTTCTAGATCTTCAGCAAGTTCAATAGTTGATTTTTTCTCTGCTATACCTTGACTTATAACATACTGGATATCTTTCTCAAATTCACTTTTAGTATTCCATATCCTTTCAGAAAGAGTTTTTCCATCTGAATAAATGTCCCCAGCTATAATATCTTTAATAACACCTTCTTGAACTTGTGAGAAAGCTGTAGTGAAATGATCTCCTGGATCTATACCAGCTACATCAAAAATATTCTTAAGTATATCTTTATTACTATCAGCTCCAAACTTAGCACCTTTTCTAATACCATCTTTAGTGCTTTCTCTAATTTCTCTATATAGATTTCTTGACACTTTGTCTAACTGCTTAACATAATCATTTTTCCACCTAGAAGCCAAAGATTTTTCATCATGTTTATATATGTCATTGATTAGGTTGTTAATAGCACTCTCATAAATGCTATGAACTTTCTTTTGCTGCTTCAGAGTAAGTTTAGATACATTTCTCCTAGCTGCTAGAGCTATTCTTTGATACTCGTTTTGCATAGAGCATCACCTATTCTTCTAGCTTGTCTATTGGCTCATTGATATTGTTTAGAAGGTCTTGAGTGAAACTGTCTTGCATCATCTGCTTTTCTCTTTGAATCTGCTCTAGCTCACTATCTATATCTTCATACTCTCCCCACTTCTTCATGTATGACTTTCTGGATCTAACTTCGCTAACTACTTCTTCCATATCAATCTTTTTCTTCTCGTCTTCATCTTCTTGAATTGGATAGTTATGATGTATGGTTAAAGAAGTTTCATATTTCGCTATCTTTTTTGCTCCATAGAGGTTATATACATCAATCATCTTGAAGATATAATCAACCATCTGCTGAAGTTTTGGCTCCCATTCAGTCCAATCTTCTTCACATGCTGCTATAAGGCCCCAATATAGAGCTTTCATACTCTTACCTGACTGCATAAGACCTTTTAACTGCTCTAGAGATACATTTGGCACTTCCATCTGGTCATACATATCATTTTTAATACGATTAATAGTATCTGCAAACTTATCTCCATAAGAAAAGTTGCTTTCAAGCCTGCTCATATGAGCTTGCTTACCTTCTCTTGCTTTTACTGTGTCAGTTTGTAGGTCTATCATTGCCCCTGGAGCAATTTTAATATTCTTAAGACTTCTTTCATCAGCATCTGTTACTACATCTTGGCCAAACATCTGAAACTTTAAAGCATCTACATCATCACTAGTTAATTTGTTATATACATCTTGATTAGACCATAACCTTTGTACATCTGATTTTCCTTCAGTCTCTCCTGTTAATCCTCCATTTTTAATAATAAGTGCTGGAATGAAGTCTAGCCCTGTATTATAGTCCTCATATTCAACTGATAATCTTATTCCATGACCATTGTATGTAGACTCGTTTAAGATACATTTACCTTCAGATAACTCCCAAGTTTGCTTCTTAATTCTCTGTTTGTCTGGAGTTGTTTCTTCATTCATTGCATAAAGAAAGACCACCTTTTCAAGCTGGTCTATATCGTCTATATTGTACTGTGCAAAGAATTCTTGTGCTGGTACGAAGATTATCTTTAACCCATAATCTTTGTGGCCCCAGAGCTTAATTGCGACCTTCCCACCAATTGAACAGTCCTTTTTAGCTTTTAGTAACTTGCTATGAAAGTTGTTCTCTTTGAATATTTTATATAAAAGATTTTCTTTCTCTTGAGCCTGGTCTTGATATGTAGTAGCTTCTCCTTCATCCTGGTTAACAGACTTTATATCAAAATATGGTTCTTTACCAAACATAAACCTTGCTCTTTTATCAATTAGGGTTTGGATTATGTTAGTAATCTTTTTAGTAGGTGTATAATCAAGCCCTGCTGCAGTTATCCATGCTTGATCACCATCATATATAGAGTAATATGTATTGATTTCATTAATTTTTTGCAATGAATCTCCATATACACCTTGTAATTCTGATAATAAAACTTGTGTGTAATCTATCAACTCCTTGCCCCCTTCCCTGAATAGTTTCTTCTATCTGAGTTATAATCAACAGTCTGACTTTCAAGTGCATACCTAACAGAGTCAATACTGTGATTGTTCTTATCTGGATACCTTGATATAAAGTTACCTTCTTTATCTCTATCAAGTTCATAGTTAGTAAACTCTTTTGCTGTCTTAGGACATCTCTCAGGGTCTATAACTATCTCCTCTAAATCCTCAAGCCACTTCATTCCATGCTCAACACTTCCTGGTCCTTTTTTAGCTGGTAGTATGTTCTTTAGATTGTATGTCCTAATCTCATCAATAGACTTAGGCTCTGCACTATCAGCTGTTATTATTTCACTTATATCATGTAACTTAGGTTTGATTAGCTCTGCAGCTCTTCTATTACTAAGTTTTCTTTCTTGTATTTCATCAAATATGAGGATCTTTCTCCTGGTTTTATCATAATGAAGCCTTGTGAAATGGAATGGATCATCAGCATAACCCCAGTCAATTCCATTAAATATTCTGTCAAAGCTTTCTATTTCTTTATCAGTAATTTCTCTTAAGGAGACATTATCAAAGACTTCTCCACCTGTTCCTGTGGCCACTCCTAAATATTCATGTTCATATTTAACTGGTTTAGTTTTCTTTAGGTGTTCTGCTTCAATTAAGAAAGGTTTACCTAACCATTCCTTAGGAACTGTTCTGTAATCACTATGATGAACTAATCTATCTGGCCTTTTTACTAATGTTTCACTATTAACCCAGTTCATTTTAGATTTTGGAGGGTTATATGAATAAAAGACAACAAATTCAGGACCTCCTCTCATAAAGGTCTGATTTATTGTCCTTACTTCTTCCATTCCATAAAACTCATCTAGCTCTTCATACCATATAAACTTAAAGTATCCTCTGGCCAACTTAACAGATCTAACTCTCTTAGGCTCTTTACCACCTCTAAATATAACCTGTTGGCCAGTTGGCTTATATGTAAACTTTAGAGGACTGTATGAAGGTTTCCAGTAATCTTTTACTCCCAATATTTCTATGGCCCATGATAATTGTTCATAGACTGACTCTCTCAGAGTGTCTTTAACTTTCCTGATACATACTGCATTAGCTACTGGGTCTCTCATCATTCCATGAATAAGTGCAATACTTATGAAGGATGATTTAGTAGATCCTCTACCACCTTTTAACCAGTAATGAGTATATTTCTTACTCCTTATTGCTTTATAGACATCAAAAAAACTCGGTGCAATGACCGAGCTTAGGGTTACTCTATTTTGTTTATTGTTATTGTTATTCACTTATATCATCAACTATTACTGGGATATCATTTATCTGGATGTTTTCAGTCAATATACCATATCGTTTAGCTAACATTTCTGCTGCTTTATTTCTGTCTCTAATACTAGCTTTCTTTTCAACCTTCTTAGCTTCACTCATGTAGTCTCCTACATTTTCAACTACTACAGTCTCTTCAGTAACCTCACCTCTTAAAACACTGGTAAGGTACTGCATAACCTCTTTAGCATCTGCAATTCTTTCAGATTCTAGTTCCTCTAGTCGTTCATCTATCTTTATTTTAATATGAGGTTTTCTGAGGTTCTCATAACCTATCTCAGAGACAGTATTCTCACTATATCCTGCTAATCTGGCAGCTTCTGTGGCATTGCCAGTCTCTATATAATAGTCTACAAAAGCCTTTTGCTTAACAGTTAGTTTTCTACTCACAACACCACCTCTCCTTCTCCTCCATGATTTACTATGGTTTCATACTATTATGTTATCATGGATTTTGAGGGGAAATGTAAAGTGAATGTAAAGTATCATTATTTATCTTTATTCATCTATCATAATAATAATATCTAATGTCTCAACAGTACGTTTAATAATTTTATTGCCTTTTTCATCCAAACTCTCACTATAATTCTTTATCATTGTATGAAATTGTAGTTGAAAGGAAGACTTATAAATATCTCCATTTATAGATTTGTATGTTACTTTGAGCTTTTCAGTCCCTAAATAATGATTTCTATTATTAAAAAGCTGAGTCATAATAACTTTAAAAGGGATCAATTCTTTTCTAGTACCAAGAGGCTTCAAGTAAAATTTATATAACTTAGTATCACCGTCAACAAAGTGGTAGATTTCTATGTCAATTATTGGTCTATCTGTGATATTCTCAAAAATAATATGCAAGTCTAAATCTATTAAATATCTATTTTTTTCATCATCTAATTTTTTTAGCTTATATTTCTTGGTTTTCATGTCTGTAGTATTATTATTAAATAAGAGCATTAAATATGGTTTATTTGCTAACTCTAATTGCTTGTCATATCTTTTAGTTATTTCATCAGTGTTTTCTTTTACTAGCCTAATTTGTTTTTTTTGCATTTCTGCATTTGTATTTGCATTTTCTTTTATAAAATTTAGTTGCTCTTCACTCTTCTTTGTTAACTTATTTGTATTGTAAATCATTGCTGCTAAAGTAGCTGCTCCCCCAATTATTGCTCCAAAAAAACTACCATAAAAACCTATCCATACATCGAGATTCCCAGTGAAAATTGGATTTTTTGGTAGTTCTTTTGAGTATCCTAAAATGTGTCCATAAACTATTAAATTAGTCAAAAAAGGAGCTACAGCTAACGCAAATATAATAGCTACTAAAATAGAAAAAGTTTTTGCTGTTCGATTCTCTCTCTTCTCAAAAAAAATACCTATTAACATACCAATTGAAACCAAGAATAGAGAGCCTAATATATATTTTGACAAAAAATCACCTCAAGGATTATTTCTACAATTAGAAGAAAAATCCTTCAGGTGACTTCTAGTTTTTATTTCAATAATATTGTTTCTTATTACCAACCATTTATAATGTTGCTATTCAATAGTTAGTTTAATCCAAGTGACACTATCTCCACCATTGTAATTAAGCTTTAATAATGGCTCACTAGTAGTCTTTTCAACTAACATTGCAATTACAACTTTGCTAGATGCACCTGGATATAATTCTACATTGTTATAACCGTATGGACCAAATGTGTCTCCAAAAGTAGCTGTATCGTAAACGGCCATTTTACTACCTTTTTCGGTATACATATATTCATCATAAAGTATATCACTTGCTTCTAAGCTCTCATCTGATGGTCCACTAACATATTCTAAATTAAATTCATAAATACGCCATTCTTGATCTTGTCTTGGTTCTGTGTTAAACATATTTTCGTCATACAATATGCTCCAAGCTCTTGATCCTGTAGTAACTTTTTCTAAGTCTATTTTAAATTCTTTTTCATTATAAAAAGAATATCTTTGCAACTTAAAAACTAAATCACTGTTAACTGAAATTGGATTTTGAATTGTCCCAACAGGTGTTTCTTGACTTTTTTCATCACTATTATTCTCAGTTTGTTGGTTGCCACCAGCTTTATCATTAATACTTGCTGTTCTTGTAGTTCCATTCCAACCAACTTCTTTATCAAGAATTTCAGCTGCTGCTCTTAAAGGAACGTATGTAACTCCATCATATAATATTGTATCTGCATCTACCCTTTGACCATTAACTGCTAAGTTTACACTATTTAATTGAACACTGATAGTTTTACTAACACCTGCTGCAAACCCCGCTGTAATCATGAGCATAATAAGAACTGCTATTGCTGCACCACGTAGTTCTCTTTTCAAAACAATCACCTTTCCATAAGATTTATATATGGATATTCTACATTATTTTACTAATTCCTCTTTATTTATTCTATTTTCCCAAACAAAATATTACAAACTATCCCCAACCCCCTCTGGCCAGCTAAATAGGCTCCTTGCCTCGAATAATAGCACTCATCAGCAATCCTTCTCCAAGGCTGGCCATTGACATATCTTCTTATGACTATCTCTTTTTCTATGCCCTCTAGTTGATCTAAAGCTCTCTCAACAATATTAACTAACCTCTCAGTATTCTTTAGCCTCTGCTCTAGCTCAGCGCTCTTAAAAGCAACTACTGATGTTGGATCCCCTATCTTCCCTCTTGAAGGTGCTCCATTGAACTGCATTCCCTTCAGACCATCAAGATTTTTAAGCATGTCTTGGAGAGAAAGAATAGCTTGTTTATTCTGATTATGTTCATAAAGCATCCTCTTTGTTGCTTTCATCTCGTCAAAGTTATCCCACTTATCCATACTTTCCCTCCAAACTTGTTATTAAAATAAATCTCCCATTGTTATGTTTATGTTCTTACAACCAAAACTATTTGTTATAAACTCAGTTATAAAATCAGCTAATCTCTCATTTCTTTCAATATGCTCAACCATTGATATGGCCACAGCTGCAACCTGTATAAGCTCTTCTTTTAGTTCTTCTACTCTATCAACTTTACTGAATGATATATCATTAATCTCCTTAGCGACCTCTCCCACTTCTTCGCTAAGAATTGACTGCCATTCAACCAGGCTTAGCCTTTGAGGAAATCCCCACTTTTGATTCTGTCTTTGTCTTTCACTTACTACTCTTTGAACTATCTTCTCTTGATTAGTCATTAATTGCTCCTTACTAGAATTATTTTAGTATTTCTGGTGCTCTACTTTATAAAATTTTATCAAGTATTTCTACGAAGATTTTTGATTATTTCAAGTGTGTTTAATGCCTTCCTGTTTCTTCAACTATCTGTTCAAGTGGACACCAGTCTGGTTTAAAAAGTTCGTAATCTTCCACTCTTTGTTGTGTAAAAGGACAACTTACATACAATTGTTCATAGGGTAAAGGGCAATCACCACAGCTATTAATTCTCTTATGTTCAAACTGATATTTCATTGTTTTACCTCTTTTTATTCATATGTTTTGCCAAATTCTTTAGTGATATTTTTTATTATAATGTTTTTTGTTCTAGATATATTTCCACCCAGAACTGTACTCATATGAATATTCCAAACATCCTCTTTTGTTAAAGCAGGATTTCCTTTGGACTGTGTGTCATCTGCCCTATCCATATGAAACAATAAGAAATTTTCTATCTCTTTAATATTTGCATCATTTTTTAATTCTTTCATATCTTTTTCACCTTTTAACTATTTTTTGCTAAGTTTCTATTATCAATAAGGCAGCTCAATAAATAGTTCTGGCGTATCATAAATATTGCCTATTACTTCTAGATTTACAACCAATCCCAGCACTTGATAATCAGCTCCCTCTCGTGGTTTTATCATAAAACCTGTTTCTGCTTCATCGTAATAAACAATACCCTCGATACCATCACCTTTGACAATGTCGTCCTCATAAACTCTCTTATTCTTAATATCTTTTCTGCCTGTATATTGTCCGACTGTATCCGCTTTTACTGGCCACCAGCTTTCTAAATCTGCATATTCCTCACATGCTTCATTGATATTCCCAATAATGTAAGGATCATTTTCATTTAGCCATACAGTCAAATATCCTTTTATCCATCCAGTTTTAACAGCATCTTCGTACAGTGGCCTATGCTTTAAAAGACACCTTCTGTTTTTTAGCATCTCTTTCATAAACATTATATCTTCATCAAATAACTTACCTCTGAATTCAATTTTTCTCATTTCCCTAAACCTCCTGAATTTCTATCCCATAGCGATTAAACATGGCTTTCTTTTTTAGTTTGTAAACACTGGTCTTAAATCCCTTAGCATCTTCTACTACCCACTTGTTAGTTTTGCAATCTAAATAAACAAAGTCTGCTCTGTATTTAACAGCCCTATTTTTTCTATTAGCAGGCTCTATCAAGAAAGGCACTTGAGTCATAAGAGCTGTTATCTCTCCTGCTTTCTCTAAGAGCTCTAACTCTTGATATCTCTCTGCCTCTCGCTTGCTATCAAAAGTCTTGCCATTGTAGCTAGTTAATACATTGCCAAACTTAGATCTAGATGTTTTTTCTTTAGCTCTAAAATCACTAACTAGCTTATCTATTTTTGTTAACTGCTTATCATGCCTTTTCAACAATTTCTCATATTCTGACTCAGTGATACGTAAACTCATCTCTAGCCTCCTGTATTTCTCTGTTTATCTCTTTGTGCATAGATTTTGTAATAGTCTGGTATTTTATCAGAATCAGGACTGGCCCTAGAAGTCTTAGAGGCACAAAGCTTTGCATCTTTGCCTTTAGGGTTAAACTTTTTTAGTTTTGACTTCTTAGCTTTTTGGAATCTTTTATCTTCTTCATGAACTTCAGATAGTGTCTTGATGCCTTTGTTGGACCATGAAACTAATATGCTTTGAACATACTTGATGTTTGTAGCTTGATTAAGCACTGCTCTTGATACTGCCTCTTGAATAAGCTCTTTTGGGTATTCTTGCAGAAAGAATTCAAGCAAAGCACACTCTGCTTTCTTAAGTGGCCTAGCAAATTGATCTTCAACAAAGCTAAAAATGGATACACTTTCCCCTTGGTTAGTAATAATTGCTTCTGAATTATCTGAAGAAGGTGAGGCATCAGCAGGAGAATCAGAATCATCATCTTTTTGATGATGATAATATTCTTTACTTTTCTTTACTTTACTTTCCTTTACTTTACTTTGTGTAGTTTCTTCCTCCATTAATTCCATTTCATCCGACATTAACCCTTTGACAGTTAAATTATTGTAGTCATTTATGTTAATAAGTATATATTCGACTCTCATTTCAACAGATTTTCTCTTATTTGTGGCTGATAGATAACGTTCTTGTATCCCTTTAGATGTTAATATTTGATATTTCTCAAAAAGTTTCTGGTTGAATAAACCCCACTTAATGCAGTCATTAATTACGTTTTTGACGTCATTAACTGGTAGATGAATTCTCCTGGAAAACAGTAATTGTTCTTTTTCAGTCCAGTCATAATAGTATCCTTCACTATAAATCTTCTGGTACATCTTAATTAAAACTCCAAATCCTATTAATCCATGTGTGGCTTCAATAAGAGCTACACTATCATCTAAAGTTACATCTAGTGGAAAATAGTCTAGTCCTTGTTTTAAAGGTCTTGCCATGCTCTCACCTCCTACTGTAATGATCTAAAATGGTAGATCTCCTTGATCATCATAATTGCTTTGTTGGTCTTGATACTGGGCATAATTATTGTTGTTGCTCTTGTTACCATTAGAGCTATTACTATTACTCGAATCTTTCTTATTATCTAAAAATTTGACGTTCTGAGCCACGACCTCTACTATCGTATGTCTTTGCCCATCCTTTTCATAGTTTCTACTTTGAAGCCTACCTAAAACAGCCACAAGCGAACCTTTGTTCGTATACCGAGCTACAGCTTCAGCTAGTTTCTTGAAACAAACTGTTCTAAAGAAATTTGCTTGTTGATCTTCTCCATATCCATTATTAACAGCTAAAGTAAAGTTAGTGACAGGAACACCCTGAGTTGAATATCTCAACTCAGGATCTCTTGTCATATTGCCTATTAAAACTACTATGTTAAGCATTATTAGCTACCTCTGGTAATTCATCTATATCTTCAATGCTTCTGTATTCAACCTCTATATCTTCATAATCATCATCTTTCACTGAAGAAACTGATTCATCTACTATAGTCGCTTTAATGAACTCGGTCTTTATTGGAGCATATTTAAGTGCTTTTTTTAGAACAGTTTTTTTGGCCATCTCTTCAAAGTTTGATTTCCAAGGACTGTAGCTTGAACTATAAGCCTGACTATACTTTTTAGCATGATTGATAACATCTTCAACTGACATAACTTCAAAACCATAGCCTTCATTCTTAAGCTTAAATATTGCATAAACATACTCTAAGTTGCCTCTATTACTTTTAGCGGGCTTGTGAATAAGTTTAGGCTCAAGCCCTAGCTCATATTCAAAAAGGTCATTCTCATAAACACAGTAAGCTTGAATAGTTTTGACATCTCCTGATCTATAAGCTAAATCTATTAATCCTTTGTAGCCTACTTGAAATTGACATTCTACAATACCTCTTTTCTTGTTTCTAAAAGGTATTAAATAGGCTTGGCCAAGTGGTGTGTTAGGTTCTAAACCTAATTGAGCAGCCTGCATTAATCCTCCTAAAAAGCTATTTCTATCACATTCAGCTAGCTTAGGATTACTAGAAAGTGCTGTAAGAGCAATCCTAGTGAATCTTTCAGGTGTAATTACTTGTGGTAAAGCTTTAGCTATTTGTGGTGTCATTTTTTGGACCCAATCTTTAAGTGATTGAGGTTTTGGATTACTACTTTCTGATGCTGCTCTTTTAATAATTCCCTGCTGGTTTACATCTTTAGTCATTAGTTTGCCTCCTTAATTGTTAATCTGCGATAAGTAGATACATTTGCATACTTGTCATATAAGTCTGGATGGTCTTTTTTGAATCCTCTTGAGTTAAAACGATTAGACTCTATAGTTGGATAAGATATTATGTATCTATCTCCAAATCCTCCTACAGCATCCTTTAGTTCTAGCTTTACTATGTTTTCAAGTTTTTTCTTTACTTCTTCAAGGTTTTTGATTGAAGCTTTGATATCCATTAATTGCTCTACTCTGTTCTCAATATGATGAATTGGAACTTCACTCTCTTCATCTGCTGTTGGATATAGTTCTTTAATTAGATCAGAGTCATTTTCATTAGGTTCTGGTGTTACTTGCTTTAATATGTTTTCATTCCAAAACATTTTCTCTTGCTCAATCAATGCTTTTATATCCTCTTCATTTCGCTCCACTTTGAACCAGTGGAAGCTTTTATTAAGGACTAATACTGCTACATACCAATGATCTGCTCCAGTTACAGCCATATAGTGCTGACATTGAACATAGTAATAAGGTGGAATATTACCATTATCAAAGTCTGTTTTATTAAAAACACTAGTAGTTTTACACTCTAACCCAGCATTCTCTCCTACTACCAATCTATCAACATTGGCTAACATCCATTCATATTTAGGATGCTGCAGTATTGCATTTCTTCTTCTAACTTTGATACCAGTAGCTTCTGAAAATCGTTCTGCTACATAATCCTCAAAGTCTCTACCCTGTCTCATAGCCTCATTGTCTTCTGTTGGACCAATAAGACCTAATTTAGTAGCATATACTTGGAATCTACTACTCCAAGGATTAAGACCTACAATAGCAGGAGCATCAGATCCACCTATTCCTGCTTTTCTTGATTCTAACCACTCTTCGTGCGACATCTCTCTTGTATCTTTATAAACGTTATAATCCATCATTTATACCTCCTGAATGAGTTGTATTTATTTCTTTTTATTGCTTCAATGGTTGTATTTTTTCTTTGTTCGAGTTTTTCAAATATAAAATCAATTGCTGCACCTAACATTAATAGTAACAGCATTCCATTTAAGCAAATTATCATGAAGAATAATCCTTGCATGTTTATCCTTTCCCCTCCTTTGATATGGTTAAAAGGAATCTAGAATTTTTGGCTAAACTACATGCTTGTATGATCAAAGGAGGCTCTAGATTCCTTGTAAACCCTAACTAACTTGCTCTTTTTGGTGGCCAGTTTTTATTAACCCATTTCCATAGAGCTTCAGCACCAATAGCTTTTCTGTATTCAGTCAGATGGATGTATGGGAAGTCTCTCCTATTGAACAGTTCATCTGCTGAACTTCTAGCTATACCTAATACATCAGACACATCATTAGGTCTTAATATTGGTGGCCACTCATCTGGGTATGTTTTAGTCTTATTCTTGTACTCTTCTACTGCTTGGGCTATCATTTGATATACTCTTTTAGAGATGATCTCATCAAATGATACTTCTTCTACTTTGTTTTCTTTATTGTCATTTTGTGCATTAAGCACTCTAAACTTGTTTGGTTTGTGCAATCTCTTCACCTCTGTTGTTTTTAGTGTGTCATTTTGGTATAATTCTTATGTAAGCGAGTCATATGACTCAGCAAAGTTTTCCAGCTCAGGCTACCACATAGCTTGAGCTATTTTCTTTTGTATAACCCCTTTGTCTTACTTTCCTATCATTTTTCTTAACTCCAAGTTCTATATCAAATCCCATTACTGCAGCTGTCATTTTAGCTATTGCAGTAAATCTACTAATATCATGAATGAACTGCTGTAAGCATTCTTCAGCTTGTTCCTGACTATCTTTACTTAGATCATCTTTGTGACTCTTGTTCTGCATCAGCTTTCTAAACGTCTGTAGTGCTACTAAACCTTCTTCAAATTCTTCTATACCTGCAAAGATAACCGCTGGCATTGAGTTATCTATTCTATCTAGCATTTCATAGCTATATGCCTTGCCTATAGGACATATTCTCTTACAGTACCAATTAATCAATTCTGGTGACTTACATGCTTTGGCCCAAAGATAAACAACATCAGCTGGTGCATAGCCTTTAAGCTCATATCTAGATAGTGTTGAGCGGTCACATTTCAATAGGTAAGCTAGTTCTTCTTGTGTCAGTCCAGCTCTTTCTCGTGCTACTTTCAACATTCTGAAACACCTCCTTTCTTGATATACTTTAAGTAGAATCAAATCACTTGAATCCTCTAGCCTAGTCTATGGCCAAAGGTTAGGCTATCTCTCCCTCCTTCCTTATTACATCTCTCAGAGGTACTACCTCATCATTTTTCACATTTCTAAGAATTATAGTTTTGCCCTGGTCTCTTGTGTTATCAAATACATATCCTTGATAAAACAGATACTCCCAGGTATTCTCATCTATACTTGCTATAGCTTCTCTTTCACTTTCAATTTCTATCAATAAAGGATCTTGCTCACTATTAGGGAATCTTTCTTCCCAATCCCTTTTCTTTTGCTTAATCCACTCTTTACTAGGACAATACTTTTTTAATAAGTGGCTTTTATAGCTCATTGGTTCACCTCCTATGCACTCTTTCTGTCAACAAGATCATCTAATGGAACTCCCAATGCTTTAGCTAGTTTACTAGCTTGATAAACATCAGGAAGATACTTACCTGTCTCCCAATCACTTATAGTTGTTTGTGGAACATCAATCTTTTCACCTAACTCTCTTTGTGATAACATCATTGCTTTTCTCAACTCTCTCATTGAGTTTCCAAACTTCACTCGCTCACCTACTTTCTATTATTAACGATGTATCGTTTATTATATTCTACTACATGTTTTTCTCAGTGTCAACGATGCATCGTTAAGTATTTTGAAAAATTTTTGGTATTATTTACTTAACGATATTACGTTAAGGTGGTTATATTATGACTTTACAAAAATGGCTTAGCCAAAGGATACAATCTCTCTGTGATGAAAAAGATCTTTCCATTAATCGATTAGCTTTAAGATCTGAACTAACTCAATCTACAGTGAATAGTATTATTCAAGGTGAAAGCAAAAACCCTCAACTTAGAACTCTCATCAAAATTGCTAATGGTCTTGATATGCCTGTTAGCGAGCTTTTAGCTGACCTTCCTGGTTATATCGTTAATAAATAATCTGGAGGTGTTTTAGCTGAGTCAAAATGATGTTGACCAAATTACAAAACTAGAAGAAAGTATTAGTTTTAATAAGCCCATTAGTATATTTACAGGTTCTATTTCGTTTATAATATTTGCTTTCAGCGTTTACAACTCTGTAAAAAATAACTATTTACTTCTTTTTCTATGTATGCTTACACTTACCATTATTGCTATAGGCTACTGTATTTATTATTTTCGCAGACTTAAGAAATCTATTAATTTTTTAATAGAGATTCGTTCAAAGTATACGACTTGTAACGAAGCTCTTCTTGGACAAAAAGCAAGTAATTCAAATCTTTCAAAAGAACTTAATAGAGTAACCAGTATGCGCGACAATTTAGAACAGCAAAACAGCGAACTAAAGCAGTTTTTTCGTAATTGGTTAACTTTAACCGATTCAAAAAAAGAAATTGAAATTATTGCATTAATTAAATACTTAGATAAAAATGAAAATGAACTAATACAAAAAAGGAGACAATAATGACAATTAATAAAGATCCAATTCAAGTAATAAGAATAATTAGCAAAGATAGTGTCTTGATTAATGCAGGTTATAAACAAGGTGTAAAAGAGAATCAGGAATTTCAGATTTTCCTTAAAGGCATTGAAATAAATGATCCGACCTATGATGATAAGAGTTTAGGTACACTTGACTATATTAAAGCTAATATCATAGCAGATACTGTATTAGAGAACATGACTGTTTGTTTAAGTAATGACTATAAAAATAATCCCAGTCCACTTGTTGGCGCAATGATGCAGTTTGCAAAAACGAGCAATAGAATATCCCTAAATGTTAAACCCGAAGATATTGAAGGATACGGCATAAATACTGATAGGCCAATCAAAGTTAAAGACTATGTAAGAGTTAAGCCAGTAGTACTTACCGATGAAAACCCTATAGATTAGTTTTAGAGATTTTAATATAGTAGAATTCACTGTTTTTTTTACCAACAACTTCATATCTAATATAATCCGATAAAGGTGTTAAAAAAGTTAATGACCAAGAAATAATTTTATTTGCTAAAAACATAAAGTCTTGGTCATTCAACTCACCACTTTTTAGCCTTTTCATATCTTCTTTATAATTTTGGGGAATACATTTCTTCAAATCTATAATGGCTCTCTCAATATCAGTTATTAACCCTTCTATGTAATTTATAGTTTCTTTTCTATCAAATGTAATTTCCACCCCAACACCCCCTATGCACTTTCTCTCAAAAACTTATTAATAAAATATACTTGTCCTTTACCTGTAACTTTAGTTGTCCTAGTAACTCGTACACTTCCATCAGGATTTGTAAAAGCTCTCTCTTTCACTTCAAACAGCCCTAGATCCATTGAGTATTGTGTAGGCATATTTCTGCTACTACCTCTTTTAATTAAGAATCCATTCTGTCTTAACCATTCGAATAACCTATGAGAACCAGTATTTACTCCATTTTGTCTAAGTAACTTAGCTAGATCACCTACTAAAATTGAAGTATGTGATGTTTCAACAGCTTCAGCAAACAATGCTTTAGGTTTCATTTCTTTAACTTGGTTTTCTGCTGCTTTTCTCTTTTCCATTTCTTCTTTAAGGTTTTGAGCTAAATGAATTATTGTATCTGGGCTTAGCAGTACTTCTTCAAGCTTAGATGGAGTCATATAAGCTCCATGCTTTCTGATTGAAGGCAGCACTTCATGAGTAATCCATCTCTTGAATCTTTTAGCTTCTGGCTTCCTACTACCTAGTACTAAGTTATACAATCCATACTCGTTTACGATGTTAGTCTCTCCAACACGACCCCCTAAGTTAAACTTAGTCGCTTCATCTTCATCCAATCTTTGCAAAGACATTGTGGGATTTGTTAGTGCTAAGCAATCGCATACATCTTTTGCTACAAACCAAACTTGATTTTCTTTAAGGATGGTTCTTACTTGACCAAACTCTGAATTGTTAAAAACATGTATGTTGTTTATAGTTAACGCCTCCTTAATTTTCAATCTCTACTAAGTCATCTAAGGTTACACCCAATGCTTTAGCTATCTTTACAGCTGTATCAATCTTCATATTTCGCTTTCCCCTCTCAATTAATCCAATTCCTACACCCGATAAGCCAGATCTTCTACCTAACTCATTCCTTGACCAACCTCTTTTTTTTCTTAATTCCACAATATGTAGTACAAACACTTGTTTTCACCCCCTATATCTTGTATAATTTAGTTGACAAAAAACTATTTTATGAAAGGAGTGAACTCATGAGTAAGAAATACACACCAGGAACAAAAGCACCTGCTTCAGGTCAATATGAAGTTGTTGGTCCTCGTAATGGTAAAACTAATAAAGAAGTTACTTCTACTAAGGGAAAACCTTTACCACCAACAAGTAAACCTGGACAAAAATATGTTTTTGTTGATGGAACTAAAAATAAATCTGGAAAAGTAAGATAACTTTAGTTCCATCCCCTACTTAGGGGTTTTATTTTTTAAGAAAGACAATAACTCATGACTCTCATTAAAGACCTGGTGAAGTGCTAATGATATAATACTCAGTTGCTCATCATGATCTAAATCTAAAGAATATATAGAATCTATTGCTTCTATAACTTCGTGAATAAGAGTTTCTTTTTGTTGCTGTTCAGTTAGACCTTCAGCTATCCTAATTTCTTGATATTTAGGAGCATACTCACCAATGTGACCTCTCTCCACTAAGATATTTTTATCCATTTTTATATCTATCACAAAACCTGCAATTTTAATTTGACTTGGCATTTCCATTCATTCACCCCCTATGCACTTTTCTTTGTTTTGCTAACTGTGAAATATGAAGGTAAAAAAATATCTTCAACTTCAACTTCAAAAAAGTTAGCAATTCTTTTTGCAATTTTTACTGGTATCTTTCTTTTTCCAGATTCATACATATGATAAGTACTATTAGGTATATCTAAAAGACTGGCTAAATCAGTCTGAGATAAACCTTTTTCCTTCCTTAAATCTTCTAACATTCAATCACCTCCATTTTTTAATTTTGCTATTAGCAAAACCTTTCTATATTTATTATACTTTCACAATATGCAAATGTCAATAATAAATTTCACATTTTGCAAAACTGTATTTTTTTACTAACTGCAAAACTGTATAATAACATTAATAAATTAAAAGGATGAATTTTTATGATTGGCAAAAGGATCAAAAGGTTACGTGAGTCCAAAGGATTAACACAACTTGAGTTTGCACGTATGATTAATATTTCAAATTCAACTTTATCTCAATATGAAAGTGAACAACGTGCTCCTAGTGATGAAATTAAAATTAAAATAGCTGATTTCTTTAATGTATCTTTAGACTACCTCCTTGGCCAAACAAACGACCCTCGCCCTATTGACCAGGTGAACGATGAAAATAAACAACGAATATCTAAAGCACTAAAAGATGAAGACCCCGAGCTAGTTGATTTTTGGCAGGAATTAAAAGAACGTGAGGATCTGTTTCTCCTATTTAAGCAAGCAAGAGAATTAGATGATGATGATATAAAAAGAATAATCCGAATTATAAAAGTGATTGAGGATGAAGAAGAGGCAGGTCATACACATGGCTAAGCTTCAGGAAAGTGAAATATTTAAACAACTAATGGAAGATCCTGAATACTCTCAGGATTTTTTGTTAGCTAATAATATAATTACTAGATCTGGGCCACTAGGAAAACATATTGCAGGTATGGTCTATAGATCTAAAAGTGGTTACTACTACATTATCGCTAATCAGATGCTTAGTTTTGATGAAGCTAGATTCGTATTCTTACATGAACTGGCCCATATTGTAGCTGAAGCACCTCAGAGCCCCTATCTTCTTAGAATGGAACATAAGAATGAGAATGAAGTTGTTGCTGATAGGATGGCAGTCTATGCGTTGGAGGATGTTGCTAGTTTGGGGTAAGAAGGGAGATCGACATATGAAAGAATTTTCTTATGATATTTTCAGACAAATAGTAAATGATAAAGGAACAGAAAATGCACTAGCTTACAAAGAGTTATTGATGCCCAACAGTCTATATAAGTTTTTTAAATTAGATGGAGAACATGATGAATCGATATTAAATAATCTAGAAAACTCTAGAATATTCTTAAATAGTTATAAAGAGGTAAACGATCCTTTTGATTCTAGACCATTTATCTATGATTATGAAAAGATAGATAAAAATAACTATTCTAAAGAAGAATTTGATAAGATTGTAGACATGTTTAGAGGTAATTATTTATTTCTTTGTTTTTCATTTTTTAATGATGATTTATTTGAATGCATGCCAATGTGGGCTCATTATGCTAACAATGGTAAAGGTTTTTGTGTTAAGTATAAAATCAATTGTAAAGGGTTTGTATATCCTATTAATTATGTGTATTTGTCAATCGAAAACTGGTCCACTTATTAATCGAAAACTGGTCCACTAAT